CCTTGCTGAATCCACTGGAATTCCAGTGGCTCACACGCTATTAGCCGGGGTCCTCGCGAGTCCTTTGGAACGAGCACAACTTTCGAAGTGCCTAATTCCAGACTCTTAAGCGAGGACAAATACCCGCGTTCGTCCAGTACATGCGAGAGCGAATACATGAAGTATTCGTCGAAAGGGTATACTTTGTCTAAAGACTTGTATATCCTACCGAAGGAAGCCTTTTTAGCTCCCTTCTCTCCTGTAGCGACAGCGCCAGGACCGTGCTTCGGGACAATGTCCCTAGGATCAACGGGCCCGGCGCATCGCGTAACGATCGTACATGCACACGTAAGAATCCTCTGTGAAGAGGAGTCCCACACATCCTTCTGAAAAAGAAGGTTGGTGTATGCATTTATGGATTCGTTCGAAACGAAACGATCGAGAACGTCTTTCGACGTCTCTTTGCTATATGGCAGCTCTAGCTTGTAAAACGCAAGCAGAACCTGTCGTAGCTCACGTAGGTGGTCAGCAGCATCCTTGCCAATTAATTGGTCCAAGGAGTGTATCGCAGCCACGTGACGTATCCAAAAGGCAGAAATCCTGCCTCCAGTGATGTGGTGAACATCACTATAATCTAGACCGAGGCCATTGAAGGCGCCAGTCCATTTTAGCGGACACGTGTCCTCCGGCGAAGATAGGTATTTGTCAATACATTTACCTATCGCCGGGAACGTGACTGTTAGATCTAACAGACTGATGTCCTTTTCTAGCATCTCTTCTTGACCTCTTTCGAGGTCGTACAAGAGCCGGTCGATTTCATCTTTCTGCTTCGAGGTGTAGGTTTTAATTACACCTTGTAACGCGGAGCAAAGCTCCGCACTCATTATGCTGACCCGAACGTTACGCCGCAGCGCAAGCCAGATCAGTACGTATGTACTTTTCATGTTTCGTATATAACTATGCGAACATGCTCTCTCTTGATGCACGACGTGATCAACCCGGCACTATGCCGGGGCGGTCTCACTCTCTTGAGTGAGTTTGTCGTCTTATGCCCTTACGGACATTAGGCTGACCAAATTACGGCTCCAATGGCCGCTAGCAAAGATGCTAGCTGCCAAAGGAGCTTAATAAGGGTAGCCTTACGATTCGCC